CGCATTTCCTTCGAATAAACGCCCGTGCTTTTTACAACATCCCGGAAACTAGTATCAAGCTGGGACGGCAAATCGGCGATATAGGCCGCGATTGTCTGTATCGGGGCCTTTAGCGCGCCCATAGCGGCGGCCAATTTTATTTCTTGACCCTCCATCTTAACCAGCGTTTCAAAGCCCGTCTGACCGGTCTTAACCAGCGTTTCGAGAACCCCCTTCATGGTTGCTTGCGGACCAGTCAGGTTCTGTTTTTGTCCTAATTCTTGATTGAGCTGTTTGGCAAGCTCTAATTCAGTCTCCTGCAGCTTAATGCCGGCCGAAATTTGGGCATTAATTTTTTGCATTAAGGCTAATTCTTCTGCTGTATATTGTGCGGCCATTTATAAGGGTCCTCTAAACACTATAAATAGTAAGCAACTTGAAATAAAAAACCCCACGATAGTGGGGTTGTGATATTTTATTGGCCTTCCTCTGGCGTATATACCTGCTTTAGCTTTTCAAAGAACCACGTACGCAGGCCGATTGGAAGATTATACGCCTCGATGAAACTCCAAGAACCATAGTGCTTAAGAATGAAAATTTGTTCATAAACACTTTCCACGTAGTCCTCACTCAGGCCAAAAAAACTCCGCGGTGAGCGGAACCTCCATCGTTTTCTCAAGGTGGCACGCCTCACACTTGAAGTCGAACTTTAACTCTACATTTGGAACCAGCTTTGGATATAACTTTCTTAACAAACGAGAGTCGGCAGCGGGCATTGCAGCCACAAACTGGTCGATGACCTCTTGATCGTCGTTCCCGTCAACATGACAGATTACCGCTGCTAGCATCGATGTCACATGTGCTGTTTGTTCGTCTTGTTTTGCTGCCAGCCTTTTCTCGTCTTCTGATGTAAACAGCTTAAAGCCTACTTGCGTTTTGGCGACCGGAAGACCCAACTCATAACAAGGCCAGGCTGTATTTAAAACGACGCTGTTATCGGTTAAAAGAGCCTCATCAAAACACTCTTCTAGATAAGAGACACTACGTAGGTCGTAGTCAATTTTGTTTTCTGCAACACACAAAGGGCATCGTATGTTTAGGCCATAATCGGCACCATAAGCCGATATTCTTGCGGCGACCATTAGTGCATTCTTGTCTCCGATTAACAAGGTCAAAGGATCAACTTCCGGGACCAACAGGTTCTCCAGGAGGCGGTCAATAACCAGCCCATTTTTAATCAAGGCCGTAGAGGCGAGGATGTCCTCGTCTTTGGCTGTCATAAATTTAATTTCAACCGTCTTCTGGTTGTGCAGGGGGTGCCCCTCCGGATAAAAAGCCCCTCTCGACGGTAGTTCAACAAACTCCGTTGGCACCACATAGGACATCGTGGCCGCCGGCGGTGGGGGTGAAGAAGGCGGCGGGGTTGGTGTGCCCGTGCGCCTTTGATTATTTCTCATTTAAGCCTCTCTTTAGATTTGGACTGGTTCTTTTCCGGATTTGAACGACGCCCAATCGTAAGCGATAGAAACACCAATTTCAACCAGGCCTTCCTGGCTATAGTCTAATTTTTCGCCCCATGTGACTTTCTGGACATAAGCATTTTTCAACGTCCACTCGTCAACAATATTAACGGCGCCGGGTATACCCTCAATAGCATCAACGCCACCGTCGAGTTGTTGGATGCGTACCTCTCCAAGGGCACTAGTGGTTGACACTTTCGTCACGCCCTGCAGAAGGGCGCTCTCGGTGGTGGGCTCAACATAGCCAGTTTGAAGAAGCAAGTCATAAAACTTCGCCCCGACGTCGGGCTCGATCGCATCAATTAGCTTTATCTCAAGCGGGCTGGTCCACTTAACAATTCCAGGGAACTTAAAAACATGATTTAGGATTTGATGCTCAACGGGTTTACTCATCTCATAACTTGGCTTCTTGGCGCTGGTCACCATGAACTTTATATCGCCAAGATTGGTGAAGCTAGCCAAAAATCGGAACTGTCTTTTTGGCTCGAAGCCCCCTGGGCTCGCGTCTGAAAAGAATGGCATGTGTTTAGTCTCCTGTTTATATCTTTAAATAGTTGTTAATTTTTTTTTAATCATCGAAAGAGGCGCCGCTTCTTGTAATAATGAAGTCCAGAGCAATAAACTCAATAGACCTTGCCGGCTTTAAAAAGATTTTGGCGTACATGACGTTTCTGTCAACCAAGTCGGGTGTTGTAGTAGTCTCATCCAACACAATTTTAAAGTCGGTGATGCCCAGACCAGCTTTTACGCCCTCAAGAAAGGGAATGGCCTTTCCTGTAAAACGCTCCCAGGTTGCCTGTACGTTCTGCTCAAATAAAAGCCGTGAAGCAATTCTTGAAATTTCNTTCTTGAGATAGATCAAGAGCCTTCTTACATTAATTCTATCAAGCGCGGACTGCGTAACCTGCATGGTCTTCTGACCGAAGATTACGATCCCCTCTGCGGGGAAGCTGGCAATCGGGTTGATGTTGGACTCATAGAGATCGTCGCGCTCATCCGACGTCAGTCTCTGACGTACTCCAACGACCGGGAGGCCGGCCGAACCTTCACTCAGTCCGCCTCTGGTGAAGCCCGCGGGGGCAAACCACACAGCTGACTTACGCTGAGAACTAGAGAACGTGCCCAGTGCAACAACCGAAGGGGGAACGTAGACAACAGCATCGCTTAAAGTATCGCGAATTTTAACAAATGGATAGAATGTGCACGCGTAGCTGGAGTTAATACTCATATTCTTCATTTCGCTAACAACATCAGTAACTGAGCCTATTCTGCTAGATTCTGAATCTGTGTTCTCGTGCTTGGGCTTGTAGTTGCCTGCGAGATCGATTACAGCCAGAGCGTCGGCGCGGTCTTCGCAAACGTTAATCATTTGTGTATTGAGAGTTCTGTTGGTAATCCCGGGCATAGCCAACAGATCATATTCTAAAAAGTCCGGATCTGCTGCTATGTCGATGGCCTTTTTGAGGCTGTAAAACGAACTATTGGTCTCCGAAGTTCCTTCCGCTAGATAAGTATTCCGGAATGGGTCTGGTTCCGTAATGTCGAAACCATCGAATCCGCCAAACATAGGTATGGTAAACCGATTATAGCCGGCACCGGATCCTGTTAAAATAAAGAAGGATCCGGACTTGGCTGTGTAGGAATCGTTCGATGCTCTGGAACCTGATAAATAGACTGCATGATTGGAATTCGTGGGTGACTCTTTCACATCGTCCAGTGTAAATACCCAGGAATATTGAGTGTAAGCCGCGGGAGATGTATGTGGGTCGACATCCTGGGGCATGCCCCGAAGTAAGTCAAGATTCGTTGCGTCAAACCTTCTAGAGCCTTTCATATTAGATTGAAAACCGAAAAAGGCCTTATTACCCTTAACCAAATCTCCTTCGGAAGAAGAAATTCTCAACCTGGCAGCGGGGAACTGAACCGACGCTGTGATCGCAGCGGTGGTATACACCATATGGTCGGAGCCGTGGCCATCGTTCAGAGTTGGCCAGGGCACCGTCTCTGCAGCGGCGCCGGAACCAAGAAGGTACGTCGAGTTAGTATGATCAGAGCCTGAGATTATTTCAAACGTTTTTGGAACAACCGGCCCGTAGGACCCGAAGGGGAGTTTTCCCTCGGCGTTGCCATTGGTAACCAAATCAGATAGTTCGACACGAATATAAGCCGATCGATTTTCATTGTCTCCGTGTTCCCGAATTGACTTATTAGCCTCGTCGTATCCATAGTTCTTATCACCAATTTTTCTACCAATATAGTCAGCCGAATTGGGGTTTAAATTGCACCCAGTGAAGCGTTCTAAAACTATTGGNTTGTTGTCAGTATCCTGCATTTTTCGAACAAGAACTGTAAATGTGCCAAACTTGTTAAAGTTGTCGGACGGAGCTTTGATGTCTTGAATAGAAACCTTAATCTCTCTATTGCTCCACTCTCCGGCGCCGGGGTCTCCATTCGTCGATGTGCCGGCACCTCCAAGTGCGTGGATTTTAAACAGATTATCAGTGTGGGCTGTCGGATCAAAGTTAGAATAGGTGTCCCCACGATTATCCTGTGAAAAAATCCAGCCAGTGGCCGAGGCNCGGGCGGCGAGGCCTAGACGATCGCCCCAAGTAATATNGCTATTAGGGCCCTCAAGGGCAAAAACAGCACCTAGAAAGTTTGAAGTGCCGGTGGCCACAGNTNCCGTGATCGCTAATTGACTGTTTTCGGCGCTTAAAACATTTGACTCAAAGGTTTCGCCAAGCCAGTGGGTTTGGNTGGAACTGAAGACTTNTCCATTTGTTGCGGTTGGATCTGTATTAAAAACCTTTCTGATAAACTTGTCAGAATCACGATCAAAGTTGAAAGTGGCTGTCTTCGTAATACCGCTAGAGGCCGTGACAAGAGCTTTAAAGCTTAGGCCGCTGTTGCTTTTAATCCAAGTTGCTGCTCCTTGTTCCGCAGTGCCGGCACGGTTTGTACCAGACAGGACAATTGCGCCGTCATTAACATACCAGACAGCAGCAAGGGTACCCGTAACAGCAGGGCCGGATCCGCCGGCCATTGAGACTGCAGTTTGCACCACGTTGTCAGCAGTGTTGGCCCACGTAATAGTATTGCCGCCGACGCCTGCAGTGGCTGCTGTTACAGTCACAGCGTCAGTAGAAGTGAGGGCTGCCGTGATACCAATAATACCATCAGTAGTAGTCGACGCGTTGTCGCCGCCGCCGGAGCCATATTTAACAGCATAATCGGAGGACGGGTCGTTCTGAGATGATCCGTTGATAGCGTTAACAACAGTTTGGGCGCACTTAACGTCAGAGGCATCATCATGAACATATATGTCAGTGGAGGTGCCCGGGCCGGTATTGAAGAGTCCGGTATTAGTAAATTTTATATTAATCGCGTTGCCGGATCCTCCATACGCGGTCGGTATTGTTACTGAAAAAGCACAGTCGTCTCCGGTTTCGTTACCGCCGGCGTTGCTGGTGAGTTCGAGGATGTCTGTGCCAACAGCTTGTGTGTCTCCGGTATAACCATCCGGATTTGGAACAATTACAAGACCATACGCGCCGCCATGGTCGGCCAGCGAAGATGTAAAGCTATTTTCAGTTTTCCAGCCAGATTCGGCCGTGGCGTCATTGGCCGTGGCATTCGAATGATGATCTCCCAAGACGCGCAGGACAGTGCAAGGAGCGTTATTTCTTAGCCAAGCCTGGACGGCGTAGGCGGCATAAGTCGGCGAGGTCGGTGCTCCGGAGCGCCAAATATCGCCACTCGCCACTCCTGGTGCGGGAGGGCCAAAAATCTGCACAAACTCTTTAAACGAATCGACTTTTATTGGTCGGTTTGCAGGGCCC